TGAAACGGGCGACGCCGTAGGGCGCTATCACGACGAAGTGGTTTGCATGAGGCCCTTCGGCCCTGCTATCGGCCATGCGACATTGCCGCAAGACATTATCGACGCTTTTAATGCTGGTATCGATGCTGGCGCAGAAGGCCCTGACTCGAGCGAAAAGCTGGTGGGAAAGGTGGACAAAGAACACCTTATTCCCACAGAAGTTCTAGAGCCACACGCCAAGTACTTCACGGACGTTGCTTTGCGTTACGTGGATAACTACGCAGAGCGGCATTGCAAGCCACTGCCCGAAAACATCAAGCTGACGGTGACGATTCAGAGTGCGTGGTATGTGCAGCAGAAGGCGGTCGCGCCACTGAGTGCGGCGGGTTTTAATCCCATCCACCTTCACACTGAGTTTACGCACGGCGATAACGCAGGGCTATCGTGTGTCGGATATTTACAGATGCCCCCCGGCCTCCATGACGAGTGGGACGAAGACGACAAGCGCCTGTGGCCCATCGATCATTACCCGGCGGCGGGACACATAGAATTTCTGCACGGTAGCCCTACGTTTTTGAACCGTTCTACGTTCATGGTGCGTCCCAAGGTTGGAGATTTCTTTATTTTCCCGGCTGATCTGCTGCATACTGTCTATCCGTTCAAATCGTCTGGCGAGAGGCGCAGCTTTTCGATGAACATCATTCTCGCAGAGAAGGAGGAAGAGGGTGGCGACTAATCAGGAGGCGCGTCAGGCTAGTGTGCGTGGAGTCACAAGCACTACCGGCACCTACGATGAGGACTGGGTGGCGTTGTTTACTGCGCGAAGCGCACCGGCTGGAACGTATAACGAGCGTCTTCTTAGCTACATCAATACGAAGCTGTCCACCAGCCACACTAATCTGAACGACGCCCTTCAGGCACTGGCGGCGAACCAGAGTGCGGACAACTTCAGTTCGATGGGGACGTTTACCCCATGACGACGAACCAGGAAGCTCGTCAGGCGACGTGCAGGACTGCCGCAAGCAGCGCCCTCACGGTGGATGGTGACTGGCTCGCCATGTGCGATGCGAACGGCATGACGACGGGCACCATCAACGAACGAATGCTGAAGTATTTCAATGCCGCCCTTGGCGCAGCGTGGGATGTCGCCGCTTGGGACGAGGTTGATTGGGACGGCGCTGACGGCAATCACACCAACATCAATGAGGCAGCAGCGGCCTTTGGCGAGTCCAACGGCATCACAGGCCCCGGCAGTCTGTTCTCCCAACTAGGATCGTTCTGATGGCGAGAGGGAAAAAGAACTGGATCAAGGGCGCGATCAAAAAGCCGGGAGCTTTTACGGCGCAGCGTGATCGTTACAACCGCACCCATAAGGGGAAGAATCTGACGACTAATCAGTTCGCAAACCTTGTGAAAAAACCCGGCTCTAAATTCAGTGCCAAGACAAAGCAACGTGCGCGTCTTGCTGGAACCTTACGGCGGATGAGAGCAAACAGAGCATGACTAAAACGTGCAAAAAATGTGGTGGCAGACTTAAAAACCCCAAGTCGTGTAAACGGTGCGGGCCACAGAAGGGACCACGGTGACACATGGATGACGATATAGGCGTACCTGACAAGCTGGCGTGGCAGGAGAACAGACGCAGACTGGCGTATATCGCCATGAGCGCCATGCTGCTGACAATTATTGCCTCATTTGTCTGGCCCGAAAGAGCCTCACAGATACCAGCGGCAGAAATGATATACATCTCACTGGCTGGCGTGATTATGGCCTTTTTCGGCGCGGATGCAGTTGCGTCCCGCAAAAAGGGTAAATAATCCTCACCCTGCTGGGCAGCGTTCTTGGATTCGGGACTTCGATTATTCCCGAAGTGCTTGGTTATTTTAAGCAGGCACAGGCCAACAAACAGGAACTGGCGATGCTGGAAGCGAAGGCCCAGTATGCCGCCCAGCTCTCCGAACTGAAGCTCGCGGAACTCGACGCAGAAGCCGATATTGCCGAAACGAAGGGGCTGTACGCCCACGATACGGCACTGGCAGCAAAAGGCGGCTGGGTAGCCGGGCTACAAGCCAGCGTCCGTCCTGTCATCACCTATCTGTTCATGCTGGCGTTTCTGGCCGTCAAGGCGGGTATGATCTATTCCCTGATAGGCAACCAAGGAATCGACTGGACAACGGCTCTGGACGTTGCGTGGGATGCCGAGACGCAGGCCCTGTTCGCAGCAATTATGAGCTTCTGGTTCGGCAATCGAGCAATGGGCAAAGCAAGGGCGGCTATTAAAAAATGAATCTGACTGCACACTTCACGCTGGACGAGATGCTGAAGAGTCAGACGGCCTTGCGTATGGGACTGGACAACTCGCCGGAGCCGGATCAACTGGATAGCCTGCTGGCGTTATGTGAAAACGTGCTTGAGCCGATACGAGTTCACTGGGCGAAGCCCGTTGTCGTTAATTCAGGGTTTCGAGCATTGCCTGTCAACCGTGCGATTGGCAGCAAAGACAGCAGCCAGCATGTCCGTGGCGAGGCGGCTGACATAGAAATCCCCGGCGTTGACAATCTGGAATTGTATTACTGGATCGCCCAGGAACTTGATTTCGATCAGTTGATTCTGGAGTTTTACAGCGGCGAGCCGTCCAGCGGCTGGGTTCACGTCAGTTATGTGGGCGACGACAACCGCAATCAGACTCTGCGTATAGACAAGGGCGGTGTTACACGTGAAACATTGCCGCAGCGCGTGGCCTGATCAATCAATGATTTTGATTACCTTGTAGCGCCCGTCCGAACCCTGCTCTACAAACACCTTTCGCCGTTCACAAGAGTAGCGGGTGTCGATGCTGTCCTTATCGCGCCAGCCATTCCGCCGAAGCGTCCGTTTCATGGACAGGCAACCGCCCATACCCATTTCCTGCCATTGCCCGCGCACATCGTGATGGCCCATATACTCAATCGGGACGCCTCTGAGGTATAGAATTAAGAGAAATAAAGCATCCACCATTCTAGTGTTTACCTCCGTTTGCCTTAATTGCAGAAATCTCGTCCTTAACCTCTTCAAGTTTGCGCTCCAGCACGGCGATGCGCTTTTCGTAAAATTGCAGCGTTAGAGCCTGCTGCTGATCAAACGGCGCACGGCCCTCCTCAATGTTGGTTGCGAGTTTTTCAAATTCCTTGGACAGATGTTCGATCAGCATGAACTGTTCGCTGTCTGCTGGCAGACTTCCCAACTCCCCACGCGGCCACTTGATGCGGAACTCCGTGTTTTTTTCCAGATCGGACTTCACCAGTATCTGGTTTGTCTCGATGAGGTTCAGTCGTTCTTGAACTCCGAACCATGCCCACACGCCAACGGCAACAGCAGAGACAATGCTGATTAGATTTCGTACCGGCATTGCGAAGCGCGTGCCGTCATCTATTTCCGTCGCCATATATTATTGTTGTGCAAAATTTAATAAAATGATAGGATGTTGATGTTGTGCTTGAGGACTGCTTCTTCGGCATGGTCATGCCCTTCTTGTAAACTGTTGAATCTAGACAGATTCTCCAGAATCTGTTATGGCAAAGTGGTTGGGCGAGGCCGTGACGGCCGAGGGGTTAGCCCGACCATCACAGCCAATGATCTCACCACCAAACCTCCCTGTTACCCGCTCGTCGTGTGTTGGCACTCTTCGCACGGCGGGCGGTTTTTATCCCGGCACCGTCTCCCGCCACACCGCCAGCTTCTGCAACAGATCGGCGTACCCGGCCATATCCTTGGCGTGATCCTCGTCTGTCTCGTCGCCTGTCTGGGAACGGGCAACCTTCAGCAGAATCTGCATACGGGCAACATCTGTCTCCGTAATCTCGACATCCAGATAGGCACTCCACAGACGGGCGATGCGTCGATGGGTATCCCGATAGTCGCCATGTCTGCCGTGGCGATCCTTAATGGCTTCGGCGGCGCCCTCAAGAATGCTCATCCCATCCCGCCCCGTAGTGCCTTTATTCGTTTCGTGCATTTTGGGCACAGCCGAACATGGGTGGACTCGCTGTCAAACATTTTACCGTCGCATCCGGGGCCGAGACATTTGACTCGAAACTTTCTGTCGTGTCGGCGTTTGCCAACGCCCTCAAACAGATCAACGCTCTCACGTTCTTCTACCCGCTCAGACATTAAACTTCTCCACTTCATTACCCCACTGATCCCAACCCGGCCATTTCTGACGGCCGAACATCTCAAGGTAGGGTCCATCGACTAGCCGTTCGATTCGGGAATAAATCTCGTCAGGCTTGCGCGAATGCTCGCGTCGCGGTGCTATAATTAGCTGTCGAACAGCTTTGGACTGCCGCTGCGGCTTACCACGTGTCCCCAACAAGCACATCTCCGGGTTGGCGCGGGTCCAGTACCCGGTGCCGATCGGAAAGACGCCCGGTGTCTTGCCTGTCTTCGCCCACGTGAACGCCACGGTCTTGTACTTGAACCCTAGAAGACGGAACAGATCGAAAGCTTGGGGGAGAAGAGGATCGATTGCCCACAAGAAAAGCGCGCAGTCATCAGCGGCAGGGAGGCCCCCGACAATGTTAAGGATGCTGGCGGGTCCGTGCGTATTGTACTTGGGGCTTCGCCCACGCCCCTTGGCGGACCATGTCTCGAACCGCCACGGGGGGTCCATCAGGATAGCGCCGTAGGCTGGCCCTAGCTCTGCCATGCCTGTTTGTAATCGCTGCACTCGAATACCCCCTTGTTTAGACTTAGCTGCATATTGATTTCACAGGGATAGCCAAGTTCCTCGTAGCGAGACTTGTGGACAATCAAACGTGCCTTGGTCTCCCGCATTCCGTAATCGTCCATGAACTTGTCCCTGTGGATCGAAATGATCTGATCGGCCTTGTTTGCCCAGTGCTGTGATCCGGCGATGCTGCTGTAGGTAATCGGCTCCCGCACACCAGCGCCGATAGGCTTTGCTGGGTGCGCCAGAATCTGTAGGTGCAGATTGCAGGCTTTAGCGAGATAAGTACATTGATCCAAGCACTCGCCAATCCAGCCGGTTTCGGTTTGCTGGTTTCTGTTGAACGTCGGCACCAGCATATTCCATGGATCAATAGACGCCGCACTGATCCCGTGGCGGACGTACGCGAGGTTAATCATCTCACACAGCCATTCAAAAGTAGGCGAGTTCTTTGGATGGTGGATGAACAGAAAGTGATCCTCTATCCAGTCGTCGGCCTCTTTCTGTTCGGCGTCCGACATTTCATTTTCGAGCTTGCCCCAATAGGCGCTTCTCAGGTTGCGCCTGACGAATGGCTTCTCCCGTGTTTCCATCGACATCAGGGCAACACGGATATCGTAGCGGCGAACAATCCGCGCCCAGAGCTGCTGGGAGAGGTGGCTTTTTCCGTGGCCCGGCCAGCCGCTCATAATCGACAAATGGCTAGGAGAAAGTTTTAATTTTCCTTCCCACTCCGGCCAGCCCTGCCACAGCGTCAACGCTGGCGGCTCTGGTATCTCAGATAAACGATAAATTCCTTCGACGGGATAGGGCCGCACATTCTCACGAAGATACATCGACAGGCTCTCCGCGCCCCACTTTACCAGTGCGTCGTTGGCGTCCTTCGCGTCGTCCGGCCACTCAATCCAGAAACAATGAGCTGCGCCTAACAAGTAAGCCAGATCAGCACGGAGATTTCTGCCGGGGGAATCGCTGTCCGTTGCAAGGATTATGCGCTTGCAGTTGCCTAGCCCTGCTGCGCGAGCTTGCGCTACATATTCGTATCGCTTCGCCTCGTCCGGGCTTTCGGTTACATTCGCTGGCGCACCGCCCACAACTGACAGGACAGAGTGCGCGGGAACTCCGGCCTCAATCAGAGACAGGGCGTCCATCTCGCCTTCAACGATGTACACCTCGTCTAAAGGCCCAGCCATAACCGCTGCCTGATTGTAGAACTGCTGGGTTCCTCCGGGCGACTGCCGGAACGTCTTATCGTTTAGGCTTCGGGCCTTCCAGTTAACGATCTCGCCGCCGTTATCCAGATAATTAAATATGATTGAAAGTTTATTTGAATCACCAAACGATATGATTTCGCCTCCAACTTTCATTTCCCGCAGTGTTTCTGGGCTTATCTTTCTTCTCAGCGCCCACTGAATCACCTGCTGATCTAGCCTCATCAAAACCCCCTCGCCAGTCGCAGTGGTGGCAGAACCACATTACTTCGGTGCCTTTTCGCGTTATGGACAGGCTGCGATCTGCCTTGTTTCTTCGCTGATCGGAGCAACGGGGGCAGCGGTATTTTCGCGAACCGTCTGCCCCCGCTACCAGCCCTCCGAT